CCATCTACAATCTTAAAGCTAATACCTAAGCTATCAATCCATGCTTGTCTCATAGATAAGCCGCACCTCCGACTTGAGTAAATGCTTGTTCTTCACGATGATACGCACGCAATTATAGAATGCATCCACCTCTTCCTCACTCATGCGCTCGCGTGCTCGCTCGCCCATGAGATATGCATAAGAAACCTCAATGGCATAATTGTCGATGCAGTTGATCAGATTGTTGGTCTCCTTGGCAATGCACATCCTCTCCAGGACCAATTGCGGTTTTTTGAAAATACCATCCGGGCAGAGATTCCAACCGCAGAAAGTGGGGCTATTGGTATGACAAACTTTCGCCTTCAACTTGAGCTTGCCCAAGAAACCTGAGTGTTCGGTTGACTTGTGTAACTTCTTGTTGGAGCACATATCATCCCCCGCAAAGCAAATGCGCTCATCCCCTTTAAGCTTGTACTGCAAAAAGGTGAAAAGCATATTTGCCATTGTATTGAATAGGAACGTGCTCGCTTCTCCTGAAAATCTCATGATAGAGAAATTGCCCAACTTAGATCCTAAATGTGTCTTTATGTATCTGTAATCCTCAATGAGATCGTTGGGCAAACCCAGAAAGCGCATGAGGCACAACTCAAAAGCCATGATGTACTGATCCTGACTGGCATCAAAAGCCTCATAATCCGACTCTGTGCACAAAGCTCCAAATGAGCCACGTCGAACCCAAGCGTCCAGCTCACTCAACCCCTTACCAGAATGTATGTAAAACTTCTCAGGCAAAGCCTCATGCAACTTCTTCTCAATATATCTCATGTAAGGCGCAAAACGGCACAGCACAGAATGCTGAAAGCATACAATGGTTTGTGCTGCCTTCGCATCACGGAAACGGTTATCAAACTTAGTACATAGCTGGGATTTAGAAAAGACCAATACACATCAGCTAACCAATCCTTGCAAGATCTGTTACTGTGGTTCTCAATAGTGGCGGCACTTTTGCTCGTTTTCTTTTCCTCGAACTC